ATATACTTTGTTTCTTAAGTCACTTAAATCTCCATCATTGGAAATTACATAGTCCCAATCTGTTATATGATCTAATGCAACTTCTGAAGCGTGTTGAGCTTGTTTCTCATCTGACTTTCTTCCTGGTCTATGAACTTTAATAGTAATTCCTTTTTGTTCACGCACAGCATCTAATTCATTTGGAAATCTAGTGTCTGTGATTATCCAATTTGGATATACTGCTGATTCCTCTGATAATTCAGTTTCCAATGCTCCTACTGCATAATGAGTAGGCGTATAATCTGACATTAATGCATTTACCCAAACATTTGTATGTAATCCATTTCGCATAGCCTCAGTACCTAACAATTGAAGTAAATCTCGCACTGTCATTGATTGAGTAGTTTTATATCTACCAGACTGCACTTGCCTATCCCAGCATGATGGGAGGTTAGTATATTTAAAGTCTTGATCTTCAAATTTTTCTTTTGGTATACCTGAAATTATTTCTGCAATTGTTTTAAGTTTACCTGCCCACTTTTGAATTTCCCATTTGTGGTATGGAGTACATTCTTGTATAATTTGCGCAACGGTATCTTTCCCGCTACCTATTTTACCTGTAATTGATATTATCATTTTGCAACCTTCGGCTTTAATAAATTGTCTATTTCCTTATCTGTCTTTCCGTATAATTTAACTATGGAACGAATTTCTCCAACGTTAGTAGACTCCAATATCTCTATATATTCAGTAGCTTCCTTTTCACTCGCACAGAAGTGCTGTGACAGTAATTCGACTAACTCTGGGCTATATTTATCAGCCTTCTTACCTTTAATGTACTTATTGAATTGTCTTTGTTTAGGAAGAAACTCATAATACAATTTATAGGTTTCTGCAGGCGATAATTGACCTATTGTATATCTCTGTAATTCATTAACTACTTCGATAAAATCCATATTCATTGACAACCATCTATTAATAATAAATGGAGTAAATGACTTTTGATCAGCACTGCTAATAGAATTCCAGGGCTTCTTCTTATCTGTTAAGTTTGACATATGGTCAAAGATAGAAGCTGCCCCAGTTCCTGTTGATTTCGGTTTAGACACTTAAATCAAATTCTTTATTAACATTGCCACAGGCAGTGCACATATAAACTTCTACAGGAAGAATTCCATCTTGAGGTTGACCCGTCATTAGCTTTGAAACTTTTCTAAATTTCATTGCTTTCATGAACATATCATTTTCACATTCTTCGTTATCACATACAATTGGAGTTGTCTTTGTGATATCTATTTTAGGGCCTTGAGCCCCTACTGGTTGTTTTTGCATTGTATAATCGTTTATTTTTTGTTTGCTTTGAATATACCTTTTTGTATTTTATTATTAATATCAATTTGTCTTTGAATATCTGCCTTCGCAATGTTTGCCATTTCAATTTGAGCTTCTCCTGATACTCTAGATAAGCATATTCCATCCCATGCTTCGGAAACAGCTTTTTTTAATTTTACTGGCTCTGAATCTAAAACTGTTTCTTTAGTTACATTAAATTTGGAATAATCTCTTAAAGTCGGATCTGCTTGATAGGTCATTAGTTCTTGCAAACGCTCTGGACTTTCTAATATATAATTTACATTGACTCCTTCCTCAGGTGTGTATATAGGCTCATGAGTTACTGCCTTCTCTTGTTTTTTACTAAATAATTCAGTAAAAAATTTAATTAATCGTTTCATAATATTATCTATTTTGTTCTAATATAGCATGCTCTCTCCAAGCTTGAGCTACTACTACTAAATCATTATTAGCATTTGTTAATCTATGATTTACATCTTCAAGCTCTTTTACTCTTCTAGATAGTTCCTCATTTTCTTTTTGCAAAAATTCTGTTTTAGAATTTACAAAGTTAGGCATGATCTCAGCCATTCGCTTTAAAAATAAATCTGCTGCCTCTGATGGTATATAACCTTTTCCAATTTGAATTTCACCTTCTCTGGTAATTTCAAAAATCACCTCCGTGTCAGGATTCTTGAATGTTAAAATAGAAGTATTATCAAAATGAGATATTTTAGTACTAGGACTGTCAATCTTCATATTCTTCCAAGGCTCAGGAAAATTCATTCTAGACATTTTAGTAAATTTCGTTAAGAATTTTTACAAACATAGCACATACATTTATTTCTTTATCAACTGCAAAAGCATCTTGATATTGAGCTTCTGCAATGATAAGAATAATAGATGCGATGTGACCTGTAGCAAAAGAATCTAAATTATCATATAGATGTCTATATAATGCTGTATAGTCTTTTACTTGAGAATCTGCTAACAACTGACGAATTGAAGTAAACAATTGTTTTTTATCCGGCTTTGAGGCTAACAATTCAATAACCTTATCCATATAATTGGATGCAATTAAAGATTGCTTGTCTACTTTCAATTCGCCATTAACTACTTGACGCTGGCAGGAGTTAAGTATCCTACGGATATCAGGATACCCCGCATTAATAATGGAAACCAGGTCTTCTGGTTTAAACGTAACTGCTTCAGCTTGAAGAATTTCATTGATGCGGATTGCGACATCTTTCTTTGACGGTGGGGTGATACCAAATACCTGACAACGTGACTGAATTGGATCGATTACTTTTTCAACATAGTTACATGTTAAAATGAATCGAGTCGTTTTCGAAAACGTTTCCATCAAATTTCGAAGAGCTGCTTGCGCATTCGGGGTCAAGTAGTCGGCCTCGTCAAGGATTACCAATTTCCATTGACGAAAGCCTATTGTGCTAGCAAAGTTTTTAATCTTTTCTCTAACAGTATCTACATTGTTTTCATCTGATGCATTAATATACATCAAATCACAATCTATATTTTTAGCAATTAATTTTGCAAGAGTAGTTTTACCCGTTCCTGCAGTTCCATAAAGGAGCAAATGCGGCACATCACCACTTTCAAGATATATCCTTACCTTTTCTACAATCGCTTGATTACCTACATAACCGTCTAACTGCTCTGGTCTATATTTTTCTACCCAAAGGGTATGTTCCGAATTTCCAAACATTATGATATTGTTAATTTAACTAAGAAATAAGTTGATGAATAATCAGCATTTGAGAAAGTTACTCTTGCTAATCCTTTAGATGACACTTCTAATAACCCAGTTGCGTCAGCATTTGCGTTTAAGATTTCTTTAAACAATTTTGCTGAAAAACAAACAGTGTCCATTGAAGCAGCCTCTACAGTGTCTGTCGAGAATACAATTCTATTTGTATTTACACTTGAGTGATTGATAATAATTTTAGTTTCTTCACCATTAGACTCTACACCAAAATTATCTGATTCTGGTAAGGCATTCGCTGCCTTTTTAAAGTTATTCGCGAAGTCTTTATTCAACTCAATCTTTACATCAAAGTCAGGCAATGACTTTAAATTAGGCACTTGTCTGATAACTGATAAGTCAGCTAACATATAAGTTACATTTGTGCTAGAATCTTTAAAATTCATTGAGTAAATCTTTTTGTCTACTTCCCCAAAGGTAATATCCATTTTCTCATCTACTGCACTCAACATTTTTACTAATTGAGAAGTGGCATAAACACCTAAGTCAGCATCAGAAGCTTCAAAGTTATTTAAAACTACCTCGCCAATTACATTTTGGTCAGCACTAATAAAGTTAGTACTTAATTTTTTGTCTTTCACGACTAATTTGGCACTATCTGTATTACCTGCCAAGAAGTAACGGTTAATAAAACCTATAAACTTACTTTTTTCCATTTTATTTTTTATTTAACTTAATATATGAATTCCTTTTGAATTTCCGATTAATATTCTTGACTATGTTGAGCTTGTTTATTCTCCTCTGGAATTGGCACTAATGCACATTCCGTTGTCATAATCATAGATGCTACAGATGCAGCATTTTGCAAAGCAACTCTAGTTACTTTAGTTGGGTCAATAATACCAGCAGCTACCATATCTACATACTCTCCTGTCTTTGCATTATACCCAAACTCATGAGCAGACTGCATAACTTCTTTAACTACTACTGAATCTTCTACTCCTGCATTAATACAAATTTGTCTTAAAGGAGACTCAATAGCTTTTCTAATAATTTGAATACCTACAGTCTCATCTTCATTATCTCCTTTCAAAGACTCTAAAGATTTAATAGTATTTAGTAAGGCTACTCCTCCACCTGGGACAATACCTTCTTCAATTGCGGCTCTTGTAGCATGTAAAGCATCATCAACTCTGTCTTTCTTCTCTTTCATTTCAACTTCAGAAGCTGCTCCTATATAAAGAATTGCAACTCCGCCTGTCAATTTTGCTAAACGATCTTGATACTTTTCTTTCTCAAAGTCTGATTTAGATTGATCAATTTGCCCTTTGATTTTTGTAACACGCTCCACAATAGCTTCTTTCTCCCCTGCACCATCTACAATTGTACAATAATCTTTACCTACAATTACCTTTGCAGCTTGACCTAAATGATCCAATTCAGCATCTTCTAATTTGTAACCACCTTCTTCAAATAAAGCAGTACCTCCTGTTAAAATAGCTATGTCTTCTAACATATCTTTTCTTCTGTCTCCGAATGCAGGCGCTTTCACAGCACATACTTTTAAACCAGCTCTTACTCTATTAACTACTAAAGTAGCTAGCGCTTCTTGATCTACATCCTCTGCAATAATTAATACAGGTCGACCTGAT